TATCAGGTCTAAATGACTTCTTAAGTGCAAGTTCGTTAAGAAGTGACTTAAAGTGTCCACTATGTGCAGTAGCGGTGGGATACTCTTTAATTATAAGAGAACCCTGAGTTTTTTCTGATATCTTGGTTACTTTGTTTTCAAACATTGACCGAGGGAGTTTCTCGATCTCCTGAATATTGACATTCAACAGGTTAGCGTCAATACGTTCTGCGATCCTTTCCTCTGCCATTTCACAAGTAATGTAGAGAACATTCTTTCCTTGCAGAAGAACAGATGCAGCGACGTGACACATGAACAGAGACTTACCAACGCCTGTACCTGCAAGTGCGATGTTAAGAGTTTTGTTTGGCAACCCACCCTTGGTGACCTTGTTAAAGAAGTCGAGATCGAAGGGAATCTTCTCTTCTTTCTGATGATAAAAAGAATATCGTTCTGCATAGTCCTGTAGATAGTCGTGACCGACGTTACTATCAAAACTTACTGCGAGTGCATCAGACAGAATAGAAGGAATTGCATCCTTATTCTTCTTCTCATCTTGTCCATCTACAATCTGGATCGACTCCATCAATGCGAGATAGATGGCTTTATCACGACACCACTTTTCTGTAGTATCAGTCAACCACTGAAAATCTAGTTCCTCACCAGGAAGTTTGGAGATATAATCGGTTACTTCTTTGTATGTAGACTCATTCAAGTCAGTGCGATTATCAATCTCAACTCGAAGGATCTCTTCGTTAGGAAGTTTATTGTACTTGAAGATGAACTTACAAATCTCCTCAAAAACTACCTTCTCAGTGTAGTCAGTAAAATACTCCACACGAATGAAGGGGAGAACCTTCCTAGAGTATTCGTCATGATATGCAAGACTTCTCAGAATTGTAGTTTCTATGCGTTCGTTCATCAATAGTAGTGGCAATAGGTGGACATAATATACTTTACTCCTGTTTTGACTCTCAATCCTGCATGAGGATACTGCCAAGTTGGAGGAAAGACCATGACTGAACCTGTCTTAGGTACAATCTTCTTTTCATAGTGAGGAAACTCGGTTTCTCCACCAGTGAAATCATCATTCAAATAAAACAAAAAAGCGAGATACCTTCTTGCACTTTCGTGATCCTGAACATCGACGTGAACATCAAATCTGTCGTGACTCCTTGAATGGTACTTTTTGATTCGGAACTCTTCGAGGAACAACCTATCTGGATACCACCTAGTGTACTCCTTGAGATCCTTTTTGTAAAGGTTCAAAACCCTTTGTGTAATCTTTGATAGATTACGAATATTCTCTGGGTGTTTTTGATTTAGATTCAGTTGCGTGAAGTTCGGAGTTCCACGATTCTTCACTATTTGTTTACAATTACTTGCGTCAAATAAACGCATCAAAGTTTCACAGGTCTCTTGAGTCAGTGTGTTTTCGTAGACCTTGATGAAATCGTTCATAGTTTTCTTCGATAAAACTTTGCAAAATCAGACCAACGTGAATTTTTACGGAGAATGGGATTTATAGTATGTGCAAAAGCAAAAAGATCAAAACACTCTTCTAATGCTTGTTTATTATAGAACAAGTATTCATGATTGTCTTTGAGTTCTTCCTTAAAGAAAGAGAAAAACTCATCTTGATAATCATGTCTGGACTTTATCCGAGAACCATACCTATCAAAGAATGGTTTCATAAAATCAAGTGGCACATCAGAACTGATATACATTTGTTTATCGGGATATTTGTCAAACATTGCATCCGCTACACGGAAGTAGTCTTTGTTCAGGATTGGTTTATGAATAAACTTACCATCAGAAACACCTGATAAATCTTCGCAAACAGATTGTCTACTATAATTCAACCATTCTTTCAATCTTTCTTTAGAAACATACGTGGTGCATTCTTCCATATACTCTAGTGTTGATAAAACACCATGAGATCTACGCAAATGCAATCCCAATTTGTTAGAGAAGTTTTCTTTCAAAAACTCATTAGCTTCTGGTTTTATGAATTCTAGATCATCAAGACATGTTTTATTTACATCCAAATCAAATTTATTGATATATTGATAATATGGATCTTCACACATGTCTGTCATAGAAAAAGTCAATCTATACTTAGAAATCTTTTCCCTAAAACTTTGAGTTACCTCTGGTGAAAATTTACCATAGAGTAATCCTATGACACTCTTTATAGTCAGTTTTTTATAATCATCCAAAAGAGGATCCTGAGGACCTTTTATATCAACAACCTTAGTATCAGGAAACTTGATAAAATTAAATTCTGGCCAATGATACTTGGTCAGAATAAGTTCAGTAGGACCCACACATTTTCTGGAGAAATATAAAATAAAAGCCCAGTAATATAGTTTGGAACCTAGACCTGTATCATAGTGATGAAGTTCTAGGTCCCTTCTCGATTTCTCATTCTTATCATAGTCAAACCAAGTCCTTTCAACACTATCAGGTCCAGGAAGTATGATCTGGAATTTATCCATATCGGAATTCTTCTTTTGCAATCTCGTCTAGTTTCTCCATAACTTCGGGGGTGAAGTATGTTTCGGGATCTTTCAGGATAGCTTTCGCATAAACCTTCTTTCCATCTATTTCATAACGTCCAGCCACATTCTTCCAAAGTCCACCAATCTCTCCCAATTCAAGGAGACCATAGTAACGATCGAGACCACGCTCATCGTAATAAAGACGAACAGTAACATCCTTATTCTCCTTACTCAAACGCGACTTAGCAGTCTTCGCTTTGATAAGGTTTCCGACGATTTCCGTTCCATCCTTTTCTTTCTTTTTGCTGAGATGAATGATTGTAGACGCAGCATATTTGAGTCCACTACCTCCTCCCATTTCCTTAGTTGGTACGTAAGCTCCGATGACATCATAGGTGTGATTCGTAACGATCATGGGGATGTTCGCTTGACCCAACTTGAGAGTGATCATACGGAACGCACCTTTGACAAGTTGGGATTTGGTCATGTCCCTAACCTGTTTGTCGTTGAGTGCGTCGTTGATCTCCTTTTCAGTGGAAAGCATACCCAGAGAGTCTAACACAAACATACAGGGTTTGCGTTCTTCTTCAGGTTTTTTTAAGTATAGATCAACCGCCTTCAGTGCCTTACCACGGAAGTCTTCAATAGTCACAACATTGACAACTACGAGACGTGAAGTATCAATTCCACGTTCCTCCAACATTGACTTAGTAATTGCGGCCTCTGTATCAAAATAAAGGCAGTAACCATCAGGATTGGTATCGAGGAAATTTTTAACAACAGCCAACGAAAAGAAGGTTTTTCCAGTACTAGACTCACCAGCAATGGCAGTAATCTTATTCCCAGATACACCACCAAATATAGACCCTGAAACAAGTCCGTTAAAAATGTACGAACCTGTGTCCACATAAGTTTCTTCGTCGTTGATGTCTGATGCGAGTTGTGTGTATTCACCACCAATCTCCTTTACAATGTCTTTTAGAAAATCCATAGTTTAAACAAAAAATGTAGAAATACTCAGTCTATATTTTGGACCTGCGACTGACTGAGGTCTGATCGCATGTGGGATGCACCCATCAAATAGTATTATCCTACCAGGAACATATGGAGATGTAAACTCCACTTCTTTAGTACTCTCACTATAAAACAGGGTTTCACCATACCACCCATCTCTCCACTCGGTATTTACATAGTACAAAGCGACTTGTTCTTCACCATGACTATGAATCAAATGAATATCATTAGGTCGGATTAAATTTAACTTGCAAGAGGAGACTTCTTTGTTGGTGAACCATGGAGTTTTTTTAATACACTCTTTGAGTGATTCCCATAATCCAGACTCAACCAGTTTATCGGAACCCCAATCACCAAAAAGATTCATATCAGCAAGTTCATGATGATCCTGATCTTGCCAACCCAATTTTAGTTTTGAATCTACACAAGAGTAAAAGATGTCACTTCGATTTTTGTAAGGGACAACATCATCATAAACTGCAATGTTCATTTCAGATACCTAGAAGTTTACGTTGGCGTTCAAAATACCCTCGTAGAATCCAAGAACTACTATTCATTTTATCTTCTCCACCAACTCCAAATTCAAACTGGACTCGGGGATTGTCTCCATACATATCGAGTTCTGGAGTATTACCAGATCCACGATCACCACCATTGCAAAATACAACAGTCTCTGCAATCTCTAGACACTTTGCGATTGCACCACATGCAGAACCAACATCATCATCTGGGACAGTAATCACTGCATCAACCATATTGAGATGACGTACAATCTCTGCACGTTCAACCCAGGATAAAAAGTATTGACCTTTCTTGGCGGTCAACCATTCATTAGTATTCAGACCTACAACAAGATAATCAGAGAAGTCTTTAGCTCTCTTGAAATAGGATACATGTCCACTATGGATGGGATCAAACCCACCCGTAACTAAACTAATTTTTTTGAAAAACATTAGATACAAATTCCATACTGTTCGCGAGCAATTTTCTTGTACGCACTACCAGGATATTGTTCGCGGATTTCTTTCATCAGATTCATTTTTTGATAAAGAGCTGCGTCACCACCCAGGCGGAGAGCACTTACGATTGTGGCGAGTTCTTTGTCGTCGATAGGAAGTTCCATATTATTCCGCGAGATTTTTTGATTCGGTACAGATAACCCAATTATACAGGTTTTTCATTTCATTTGCAAACCATTTTGCAGTTTCTTCGTCTTGAAAATATCTTCGGTGTTGTTGAGGAGAAAGTTCTCCTGGTACAGACCAACACACAACATACTTATACATCATGCGAAGAAAGACTCCAAACTAATTTTCCGTTCTACGGACCAACCAATTGCATTGAGAATGATCTTCATAGGTTCAATAAAAGATTTATTAAACTGAGCATCATAATCCACATATTTCTCATACCCAAGTTCTCGGGGGAAATCTTGGATAAAGGAGAGAACATTCTCCTGAATAGGATTGGGCACTTTCAAATACAAGAACTTGATCTTCTCACCACTTTGAATGGGTGCATACTTTTTATCAAGTCCAGCTTTTTTAGTGTAATGATTATATAGGATAGCACCAC